ATGGCTTTCAATGCCATCATGGCCACAAAGCGCGACCTTACCAAACCCCTCGAAACCGTCTCATTCCGCTGCAATCCATGCCGTCATACCTTCGACGCCATGCCTTTGCGTATTGATGACGCGCCCGAGAGCGAGCACCACCCGTTCAGTTACGTGGGAGTGTGCCCGTTGTGTGATGCCGAGTGCCCGCAGGCGCCCTTCCACAAGGCGCTGGTGAAGGCTTGGGCAAATGCCACAGGACCGAGGACGCCAGCAGGAAAGGCTTCCACAGCAAAGAATCTGGATGGGCATCCCACTCCGGAAGAGGCACTGCGCACTCGCTTCAATGCCATGAAGCACGGCATGTCGGCCGAGACTGCCCAGTATTTTCCCTGCCAGGCCGGGCAAATACCCAGCCTGCCAAACCTGCGATATTGATCGGGACTACTGTTCCGAACAGCCAGCGTGCGTCAAACAGACGCAGCTTTTCATGGTGCACCACGCTGCATTCGAACAGCGCAACCCGAAACACCTGACGCCGATCTACTCCAGCATCCAGGCGAGCATCACCGCCATTATCCAGCAGATACTGCAAACGATCATTGCCGACGGCGTGAAGCTGGAGGCTCCAGCCCTGGGCGGTCGACCGCGAAGGCAATGTCGTGATCGGCGAGTACAAGGATCTGGCCACGGGGCAGACCAAGCGGATCATGGAAGTGAAGGCGCACCCTCTACTGAAGCCGCTCCGGGAGTTCCTATCCGGGAACAACATGTCGCTGTCCGACATGGGAATGACACCCAAGGCGATCGAGCAGGAAGAGCAGCAGATGGGCCGCCTCAAGCAGGCGATGGTCCGCCCACCCTGTCCCTCGAGGAGTTCGCGCAGAAACAGAACGAATCTCTTGCCGCTCTGCGCGAGCTGGCCGAGCGTGCCAATGCCCGCAAGCAGAATGACCCCGTGTTGATTGACTATCAGCAGCAGAACGGTGGTGGGAAGTGAGCAGCGACCGTACCAGCGCCGCGCAGCGCATCAAGATCCAGCACCGGGCCGAGTCCGAGGTGATGCGTTATGCTAGGCCGGACCCGATGACGGGAATCAAGCCGCATGCTTTGTGGGCCAAGCACGTTCACAACGTGGATCTTGACCCGATGCAGGTGCTGAAGATGCAGGAGATGGACGATCACGAGAACACGGTCGACTTCTCATGCTTGAGCGGACGGGCAAAACCGCGGTGAAAGAGATGTACGCCCCGGAGATACTGGCCACCACGCCCTACCAGGAAGAAGGCATCGTGGCACCACGGCTGCAGCAAAGCCAAACTAACATCACCTATCATCTGGACGCCATCCGGCGCTCTGACATCCTGACCGGATGGATTGCCTACAAGAGCGGCTATTCGCCAGATTGCCGACCTGAAATACCAGTTCACCAACGGTAGTAAGGCCAGCTGCTATGGGATCATGTCGCAGATCGACGGTGACGGTATCTCGATCGCCTCCCTCGAGGAAACCGACGACATGCTTAAGCAGACCGCCTCTTTTCCAGATTCCTTCCCATGTTGGGCTCCGCGCGCCGTCTGGGCGTAGATAAAGGCGTGAGCTTCAAACCACAGATCAGGATTACCGGGGTACACAAGGGTGCTGACGTACTCTCCCACCTGATCGAAACCGGCGGTTACCACATTCTGCCGCCGGTCGATGTGTATCTGGGCATCGAGCTGGGCATTTTGAACGAAGCATTCGTGCTTGAAATGCAGAGCCAGCTGCCCGAGGCGGAATATATCCGGCAGTTCCTGTGCATCAACGCTTCGGCGCAGAACTTCATCTGGGAAAAGCACATCCGGAGGGCCATGGCGGTTGGGCTGTCTGCCGGGCTACAGCTTTCCGGGCCGGTACCGGGGAACCGGTACCGCAAACGCGGACTGTTGTCGTTTGGCTATGACCACTCCGGCCATGGCGAGAGCGCGCACGCTTCCTGCTCTGCCCTAGTGGTGTGCGAACAGATCGGCAACTTCGTGACCTTCCCGTTCGTGAAGACGTGGCCAGCCGGTACCGACGATGCGGTGGTAGGCCGTGATCTGATCGGGCTGTGGGACTACTTCCGCCCAGACTACGCCATGGGCGATGCCTACGGCGTTGGCTTGCTCACCAGCGTGAACGACATGCTGTTCTCCGCCGGGTTGATTGATATCGACCGCCGCAGCATCGGTGATGGGCAGAGCACGGCCAGCACCTGGCAGCACTGGGCCTTCGCCCCGATCCGTTTTGAGGGGATGACCAAACACAGCATGGCCAGCGCACTGCGCTCTGCTTTCCACAATGGCCAAGCGGCGATTCCCTATGTAGATGATGGTACCGACGCGCTCAAGGCCAAGAATACAGCCAATACCCACTGGGGACCGTCTGCGCTCGACCAGGTGCAGGCCGATGCCAGTGACTGGGGCAAGTTCATCCGCCAGCTTGGTAACCTGAAGGCTAAGGCGGTACAGGGAGCCAGCTACAACAGCTACAAGATGGCCAACCCGAAAATTGGCGACGACTTGTTCGATGCAGCCAGTGCTTAAGCATGTGGGCGCTGATCACTCGAGGCGTGGAGAGCTACGCTCCGACCGTAATAGCTAGCCGGGCGGTATCGCCCGAGCAGCTGCTGGGGATGCACTGATGATCTATGGCAAATACAAACCCGCGCGGGAAGATATTGCAGCCAACGTGTTGAAACCGCCCCCTCCGCTAACCCCTGCCCAACGAGCCCGGGCCGAGAAAATGCGCGACGAATGGCGCGATGCCTTCAACGGCGACGATAGCTTCATCCGCAACATGGTTGAAGCCCTGATTCACGGCTGGCGCAATGTCATGTTCGTTACACCGATCGAGGACCAGAAAAATGGGAATGATTGATAGCCTGCTGGCCCGCGTGGGGCTGCAGCGTGCGGTGGCCACACCGAAATTTACCGATGTGCCGGTGCCCGAGTCGCCGACCTATGAGCAGAACGCCCAAGCACCACCGAAGTGGGCCGCCGTCCGACGCAAGAAAACCAGATGCGTGCCGTGTATCGGCAGCTGCAGGTGGACTATGACTTGCGCGCCACCATTCTGGATATTCGCCGTATGGACCGGCAGGACGGACGGGTAAAGCGGATTCACAACCGGGTGGCGCGCGACGTGACCCGTGGCGGGCTGGTCCTACTGCAAGACGACCCGGACGAGCGCATCCAGCGCGAATGGGCCGCCTTTGTTCGACGCCTACAGCTAAATCGTCCTGAAAAGCTGAAGTCTGATGCCTCTGGTCTATTGAAAGAAGGCAACCTGCCCATGCAGTGGGTGCTGGATAACAGCGGCAACGTGGTTTCCGGCGTGCGCATGCTTAAGCAGAGACTATTCGTCCGAACGTGGGCATCGATGGGCGCTTCAAGGACGTGCGCGCCGCCTATACCCAGATGGATCTGCTCAACGGTACCGAGCTGGCCAACTTTCCGTTGTGGCAGCTCACCGTGGCCGGGCTGGACCCGGACAACTACGACGATATGTCCTCCCGGGGCGGCCGTTCATGGATGCCAGCCGGGAGACCTGGCGCAAGCTGCGCATGACCGATACCGATCTGGTTATTCGCCGCAAGCACCGTGCGCCCTTGCGCATCGCCCACGTGCTGGAAAACGCGACAGAGCCAGAAATGAAGGCCTACCAAGACAACGTGGAGGCCAACAAAGACCTGATCACCACCGACTTCTACCTGAATAAGAAAGGGTCGGTCAGTGCCCTGCAGGGGGATGCCACGCTGGGCGATATTGGCGATGTGATTTATCTGCTCGATAGCTTCTTCAGCCACACGCCGCTGCCGAAGGGGTTGATGGGCTACACCGATGGGCTGGCGCGCGACATCTTGGAAGACTTGAAGCGGGACTATTTTGACGAGGTCGACCAGATGCAGGACACCATGGCATGGGTGTATGACTTCGGCTTCCGCCTGCAGCTGCTGCTGCGAGGCCTCAACCCTGACGCGCTACAGTTCACTATCACCTTTGCCGAACGCCGTACCGAGACCTTGAGCCAAACCACCGATAGAGCCCTGAAGCTAAAAGCGCTTGGCCTGCCGCAATCCATGATCTGGGAAGAGCTGGGTAAGAATGCTGCCGAGGTAGAACAACGGCGAGAGAGCGATGCGAAGCACTACGACCCCTACCCGGAACCGGGCAATGTTGGCAACGCACCCACGGTGAAGATCACCCCGGGCAACGGCCGCAAGGGCGAATCGGCTACGGATATCGGCCATGCCCATTAATACCGAGCGCGCCAAGATCATCCGGGAAGCTACGCTCAAGGCCGTGGCCGAACGCAACAAGCTGATTCACACGTCGGTAGATGATCTGGTGCATACCTATAACCAAGCCAGCGACGCCATCACCGAGCACATCCAAAAGGCTGCTGACCAGGACGACCGCATCACGCTGAACAGCCTGCAGGAGTTGTTGTCCGAGGTGCGTAAGCAGCTCCGGGGAGCTGGAAGATCAGCGCGACCGGCAGCTTTTCCGCCAGTTAAGCGAAGCCGCAGCCATTGGCGTGCGCCCGTTTGACTCGGCCCTGCCTTCTTCCGCGCTGTTTTCGATCAACCATGAAGCTGTCAGCTTTGTGCGCGGCTTTGTCGCAGCCGATGGCCTGCAACTGTCTGACCGGCTCTGGCGCATCAACCGCGGAACGATCGAGACCATCACTGACCAGATCCAGTTTGCCGTGATCAATGGCGAGAGCGCCCACCAGGCGATGATGCGCAGTATGGGCCGAGGCCAAGGGGTGCCGCCGGAGATCGCCCAAGCCTACAACGGAGCCAAGGCTGGCCAACTGGGGCGGCGGGTGCGCAGCTTGATGACTGGGGCGGCTGATCCAGTAAACGGCAAGGGTGTGGTTTACCGGGCTGAACGGCTGTTCCGTACCGAGATCAACCGGGCGCATGGCGAGTCCTACCTGTCGGCGGCGTTCCAGACGGATGGCGTGGTTGGCGTGCGCTTCATGCTGTCGCCGCGCCACCGGTTGCGCGATATCTGCGATACCCATGCGACGGCGGATCTGTATGGACTTGGGCCGGGGGTTTATCCCAATCGGGCGAGCTGTCCATGGCCAGCGCACCCGAATACATTAAGTTATGTGGAAGCAGTGTTTGAAGGAGAGTGATTGCTTGTCGAACCAGTTGCTTTTAGTCAAAATCCATAACCAACAATGACAAAAGAATCGACAAGGACATCACTGCATGAAGATCATAGCAACCGTTGTTACCTCTATCCTGCTTGCTGGCTGTGCGGCGACGAACGACCATCAACCTCCTGAGGCAAACCTTTCCTACTCTTTGATTCGTACCGTTCCTTTTTCCAAAAACACTATCAATACGGATATACCAGTAAGTCTGTATAAAAATAATCCAAGAACAGTAAGTGTTGACTCTCCTTTTACTATCCGTCGGTGTGAGTCACCGGACTTATGCAGCCAAGGAGTTGTAACAATCGTCAGCCAACTGACTCTAATTGAAAAATCGGATGATCATGCAACCGTTTCTTTGAGCTCAAATGTTACTGTTGGTCGCCAAGGCACCTTCAAATCCGGAAGCAGCAAGGAAACGAGAACAATCAATGAAGAAGTGCCATTAATTACTGAACAAGCATTTAGCGTGAATCGAACATTGGTTCTTTCACGAGGGCACGCTCAAACCGTTCGACTACTGCCTGAAGCAGAATTGGTAGTTGATCTGAAGTAGATGGATGGTATTTGCTTAACTACCGACATCCTTATTCCACCCCTTATTTCACACTTCTTCCACGCCTAATCTGCTACCAGCTGGGCAACCGGCGCCCGGCGGACCTCCCAGCCGCCGGGGTTTTCTGGCAGATAGGCGATGCAAAAACCCCGACACATCCTTCTTTCCGATGACGGCCACGGCAAGCGCGTGCGATTGCTCGCTGGCGTGGCATCCATTCCTGATGACAAACGCACCAGCTGGGTGACTCTGACCCGCGAGGGATCGTTTACCGACCCGCGTTACGGCCGGTTTGAGATCACCCGAGACATGCTACTTGCCATGGTGCGCAACTTCGACACCAAGGTACTGGGGGTAGACATCTTCCTGGACGTGAACCACCGCCCGGGTGATGGTGCCGCCGCCAAGATCCTGAAGCTATCCGTGGAAGGTGGCTAGCTGCGCGCGCTGGTGGAGTGGACCGAGTTTGGCATTGAGGCCGTGAAAGAACGCGGCTTCCAATACCTGTCTGCTGAGTATTCCGAGAACTACCAGGACAACGAGCAGGGCCGCACCCACGGCCCTGTGTTGCTTGGCGCTGGCCTCACCGTGCGTCCGGTGATCAAGCGCCTAGACCCCGTCACGCTGTCGTGCGACTCCGGCGCGGACACCCCTGTTTTGATCCATCCCGAACTTGCACGAACTCTTCTTTCCGAGGCTCAAGCGAACATGAACAAATATTTGCAAGCGCTGCTAGCGCGACTGAAAGCCAAGCAACTATCTCAGCAGGTGCTGGATACCGTAAAACAACTGGGTGAAGCTGCCTTGGCCAGCTGCACCACCGATGCTGATGCTGAAGCGCTGTGCACCCAGTTGGAAGAACAGACTGTGACGCTATCCGAAGCGCTGGCAGCACTGGTTCCGCTCCGGTAATCCAGCTGTCTGTTGCCTCGGCACCGCAGCAGGAGGCCATCAACGCCGCCGTTGCCCGCGTGCTGGCCGAACAGGCACAGACTGCCAAACAGCTGGCCGATACCACCGATGCCCGCCGCAAGCTGCTGTCCGATACTATCGCTGCGGCAGAAGGCATCGATGACGGTCTGAAGCGCGAACTGTCCGAGCGCGTGGCCACGCTGGTGACTGCTGATTGGACCGACGACCGGTACGTGCGCTGGCGCAGAGTCAGATCGAGACGGGCAACCAGATCACCGCGGCGCGCCAGCTGTCTGCGATCGGCTACGGCCCGACCGGCACCCCGCACATCACGGTGCCAGCCGAAGGCCCGAAAAAGCTGTCCGAGATCTACCGCGAGCACCTTGCCCGCACCGAGAGCGCCTATACGCTGAATCTTGACCCGAAAGCCCAGCTGCACCCGTTCTGCGCCCGGGTACTTTCCGAGTTTGACCGTATCCACGGCTACCAGCTGGACGCCGAGCTGAAGGTGCTGTCGCAAGGCGCGACGGATATGGGGTCTACCCAACTGCCGTTTGGTGTGCAGCGCGAGGTGATCCGCCAAGCGCTGTCCGATCTCAACGTGTTGGAGCTGGTGCAGACCCTGACCGACTTCACCGCACAGGCCACTACCCAGATTCCGTATGAAATCCGCGATACCAGCCAGGTGATGAACGATGGTGTGGTGTATGAGGGTCAGCCGATTCCGTTTGCTTAAGCGTAACCCAAGCGATGGATCTGGCCTATATCACCCCGATGAAGCTGGCGCTGTCTATCACCAATGAAGTGCTGCACTTCACCCGTGCATCGGCCATCAACTGGGATGCCCGGCACGCAACATCGAGATGAACAGCCGCGTACTGCGCGAGCTGGTGCACCGCCGTATCTGCAACGAGCTGCAGCGTGCAGCAGATAGTTATCTGGCCGTACCGGTGGCGAACGAATCGTTCACCGCACAGCTGACTGGCGCCAAGTCCATTGTCAAAACAGCCGCCTTCCCGATCGTTCGCCCCTTCCGGGCGCGCGACCTGCAGGGCAATGCCGTGGGCAATCCGGAAAACCCGATTACTGTTGTACTCAACAGCAATGCCATCACCCAATACGACGGCAGCGGCAAGCAGGCTGCTGGCACCTACTGGCGCGTGGTCTCCTACAACCCGGGCACCATCCAGTTCGTGGACCAGTCTGGCATCCCGGTTACCCCCGCCAATACTGGCACCAACACCTTCGGCTACAGCAAGGCCACCAACGTGGTGACGTTCGACATGGACGTACCGGCCAGTGTGCAGATGGAGCACTACCTGAATGGTCTGCTGCAGAAGGTCGGCAGCCGCAAGGCGATGATGGACGGCCAACGCTTCGTCAAGCCGGATTTCCTGCTGATGAGTCCGGCGCTGAACGATACCTGCACCAACGCCGAGCAGTTCATCAACCAATACAAGCGCGAAGGTTCCGACACCAATGCCGACGGCGACCTGATGCGTGTGAAAGGTATCCCGTCTTTCGGCACTAACGCCCCGGGCGTGGATCTGGGCGACGAGCGCATTCTGATGGGCCAGCGTGGCATCGGTGCGTACACCGTGGCCAAGCCTTTCGTGACCGGTGAACCGGTGGAAGTGCTCATCAATAGCCAGCCTGTCGGCAAGAAAGTGGCCTACGGCGAGGAGTACAACGCCATCACCGTACCGAAGCCGGTACGTAACCGCTTCACCAGCGTGGTGGCTTACAGCAGCTCGGCCCGCGCCGCCATCTAACCCGACAGCGCCCCGGCGGGCTGCCTGCCGGGGCGGGAGCTTTCCATGGAAAAAGTCCCGTATACCAATGACAAACCGCATACGGTCTTCGTTGGCGGAGTAATGATCCCCGCTCGGCGAAACCCGCGAGATCGACCCGACGCTATTGCCCGGCTACAAGCCCGGTGGCGCCGTAGCGGCCGACAAGCCTGCATCGACTCACATTGTGGACGTTCTACTGGCACAGTAAGCCGCCGCCATCATGGCTGCCATCCCTACCCTTGCTCATGAGGATCTCGAGCAGCTGGGCGAGCGCGAACAGCAAGGCGCTCAACGAAAGGAAGTCTTGGCCGCGATTGCCGAGCGTCTGCTGGAGAGCGCCAGCCAGAAACTGGACGAGACCAAGTCGACATCGGGCAACAGCGGCCAAACCGATCCGAACATGCAGCAGGACAAAAACCAGCAGCAGACAAGCGAGCCCAACGGGGTCAACGAGCAAAACCTGCCGTCAGCCGATCAGCCAAGCGAACCGGCAAACCCGGTTGATAGCGACACTGCCCAGTAATGACTACGCTGACCGATCTCACTTCTCAGCTGAAAATCAGCCTTTTGGATGCGGCCACGCGGTTCGTTGACACCGACTTCGTGCGCCACGTCCAAACAGCGGTGAAGGATTTCAGCAGGTTCCGTCCCCCTCGAGGTGGTGGACGCCCTTAACCTGCAGGCCGGTACCGCGCTGTACCCCTGTCCGGACGGGCTGACCAAGCTGATGGGGTGTGATTGGGGTCGTGACTTCAAGCAGACCCGTCAGCCGTGGGATGACCTCTGGCCGGGGCTTCCGGAGATCCGTCTCACTCGCAGCAGTGCAGGAGCTCGGATGCTGTTCCTGACGCCAGCACCCACGGCGCTGCAGATCAACATGCTGGGGAGCGCCTGCCCATACCGGTACGGCATTCCCCACCAGGTTGATGCCGACATCAGCACCTTGCTTGAAGCGGATGTACCGCTGGTGCTGGTGCGTAGCCGGGCAGAAGCCCTGCGCGAGCTGGCCATGCAGCACACCACCAAGCCCTATCAAGTGCGTGACGGCATCAGCTCGACACCGCGCAACGGTACGCCTTAGCGTTCCTCTACAAGGTGCTGATGGAAGAGTTCGAGCGGAGGGTGTTCCAGTGATCGGCGATATCCGCGTTTTCGACGAGGTGGTGGAACGGGCGTTTGCCAAGGCGCCGGGGTGATGAACCGGACCATGGACCGCTACGTGGGCCGTGCCGCCATGTTCATGGCCCGGGCGATCCAGCGCGAGTACCGCCAAAACGACAGCATCGCCTTTTCCACGCTGGTGAATTCCATCCACCCGGAAAAACCGTTCCCGCTGGCGCGCGACGTGAAGGCTTACGTGAAGTACGCCCGCTATGTGGAAGAAGGTACCCGCGGCAGCTACAAGGGGCTGCCTCCTACCCGACCGCTGGCCGAGTGGCTACGTATCCGGCACGGGCTGTCTGAGCACGAAGCAAAGCGTCGCGCATTTGGTCTGGCGCGCTTCATCCAGATCCACGGCACCCGGGCACGTCCGGCGTTCAAGCTTTCAATAAAAACGAATCCCGCCTGATGGCCATGTTGCGCGAAGGCACGGCTGAGGGCGTTAGAGAGGCACTCGGGGTGCGTGGCCACTACGCCATGACCGGCAGTGTTTCAGGGGGGCGGTAATGGCAATTACCCAAAAGCAAAAAGTCATTGGCGGCGGCCTGGTGGCCGCAATCATAGCCTTCACCAGCCCGTGGGAAGGCGAACGGCACGTGGCATACAAGGACCCAGTTGGGATCTGGACCATCTGCATGGGGGAAACCCAAGGCGTGCGCCCGGCATGCGCATGACACACGACCAGTGCGTGGCGCAAATGGCCAAGCGCGTGCCGGACTATCTGGGCCCCGTCGACAAACTGATGCCGGGGCTGCCGGATAACCGCCGGATCGCCTACACGGACACGGCTTGGAACTTGGGAACCGGCGTACTCACGCTGCGCAGCAAGAACCGGGAAGGCCAGCCGGTGACAGGGACCAGCATTGTGGACCTCGAGCGCGTCGGCAAGTGGCAAGACGCCTGCAACAGGCTGCTGAAATTCGACAAGGCCGGGGGCAAGGTGCTGCCCGGATTGGTTAAACGACGTGAAGAAGCGAGGAATTTATGTTTGCAGGGCTGAAACCCAAGGCAAAAGCAGTCGGAACTTTTGCTCTTGACCGGCTAAAAGAGGCTTCCACCGGCAAGCCATCGGCTTTGTGGTGGCGCTTTCTGGTTCGCATTTCGGTGCGTCGCTTGATTGGGGCCAAGGTGCCGCGCTCGGCGGCTTGGTCTCGGCCGCCATCAAGGCGGTAACCCCGGACAGCAAGGGAAGCGGTGATGCCAACTGAAGCCAAGCTGATCGCCCTGCTGGTCTCGGTGGGGCTCTGCGCCGGTGGCGTGCTGTGGTTCGGCCATTCCCGCTTCGAAGCCGGGCTGGCATCCGGCCGCGCAGAGCTCACCGGCTACAAGCTGCAGGTTGAAACGCAGCGCGGCATCGATGCCGAGGCAGCACATCGACGCTATCAGGACAAGGCCGACGAGCTGGCGATGGCCAGCAACAAGCTCGATCAGGTGCAACAGTATCTGGACACCGCCCGCGAACAACTCAACCGGAGGATTACCCATGCGGCACTCCCGCCCCAGCCTGTGGCTGGCCAGCCTTCTCCCGGCCTGCTGTCTGTTGACGGCCTGCAGTTCTACAACGACGCCCTTGGTCTCGGCCTGCAAGCCGGACCCGGAACCGACGGTACCGATCAATCTCACCGAGGAAGGAACCGGCGCCTTAGCGCCGCTGACAGCGGGGTATCACGCGAAGACCTCCTCGCACACGTCCGCGACTATGGCACCTGGTGCCGAAAAACCGCCGCGCAGCGCGACGAACTGATCGACCTGCTACAGGGGAAACCTCATGGCTGAAGACTGCACCAGCGAATTGGTTCACCACCGGCTTAAACAGCTGGAGCAGATCACAGCGCGCCACGGCGACATTCTTGAAGAGATACGTGACAGCCTGAAAGAACTGGTCAAGCTGCAGGTGACACACACCACGATCATGCAACAGCAACAGGATCATGAAACCCGGCTGCGCGCGATCGAAGGCGTAATTCCGACCCTTAAACAATCAAGCAAACTTGGCACGGCCGCCGTCACTGCCTTTTTGACTTCACTGGTCACTGCGCTGGGCACTTGGTTGGCATCGAGGGGAAGTGCGTGAGCGACATCATCAGCACCACCATGGAAGCGCTGCGCACTAACTTGGTTTCAGCGCTGCCGGGCCGTGTGATGTCGCCTGACTTCGTAGATTTCCAGCAACGTCGCCTCGATCAACTGGAAAAAGGCATTGTCACGGTGCTGCTTCCTGATATGGAGCAGACCGATGAGTGGGAATCCACCCTGAAGCTGATGATGGTTGGACAGTTGGCCGTTCCCGAACGAGATGGCACCCCGCATGACATTGAGGTGGCCGAGCTGGCGCTGTATCAGCAACTTCGAGCCTTTATCCGCAACCCGGGTGCTAAGCGTGCCACGACTCAAGGCACGTCGCATACGTTTTTCCAGCCAGACGGAATTCCCATTCGGCTGGATCTCCATCGAACTGGAGTGTGGCCCGCTGGATATGGCAGCTGACGACGACGCTACGGCTTACCCACCGACTATCCATGTCGGCAACCTGAAGGCCGTCAACATGGATATCGACATTCCGCCGCATGACAGCGACGCGGAACATCAGAAGTGGCTGAAGGGTGATTACTCCACCTCACAGCCGGAACTGCAAATAGACCAGGAGTTTCAACCATGAAGATGGTCAAGCTGAAACCGGCGGATGGGATGAAAGTCCGCCTAGAGGTTGGCGAAGGGTATTTACCGGATGATGGCAAGGAAGTCCCCTTGACCACCTACTACCGCCGCCGCCTCGCCGATAAGGATGTGGTGGACATCACGGACGAGCCTGCCGCCACTATGGAAGAAGTCGCGCCACCGCACACCGATAATGAGGTAATCGCCCATGGATAACATCACCTTCATGAGCATCCCGGTTGGCATCCGCACCGGCGGTGTTTTCCGGAAATCGACAATACCAAGGCCAACAAGGGCTTACCGCAGATGGACCGCAAGCTGCTGATGATCGGCCAGCGACTGGCATCCGGTACCGTTCCCGCACTGACCCCGATCCGTGTCACGGATGCAGGCCAAGCCGCAGGTTACTTCGGACAGGGTTCCATGCTTCACCGCATGACCAAGGCGATCGACGCCGTGCGCAAGCTGTATGGGTTGATCGACGTGTTCGCCATCGCCCTGGATGATCTGCCTGCTTAACGTACAGGCAACCGGCACCATCACGCTGACCGGCACCGTTACCCGTGCCGGTACCATGTACGCCTACGTGGGCGGCAACCGTGTGAGCTGCGCCGCAGCCTACAACGATTCAAACGCCACGGTGGCCACAAACCCGGCCTCCGCGATCAACGCCAACGCCGATATTCCGGCAACGGCCACCGCCCAGAATGGCGTGGTCACGGTTAAAGCCAACCACAAGGGCTCCACGTCCAATGGCATGGAATTGGCGGTAACCTACTATGATGACGACACTCTGCCCAATGGCATCACAGCGGTGTGTTCGAACTTGTCCGGTGGTACCGGTGATCCGGACGTGGGGGCTGCGCTGGCCGTTATCAGTGAAGACTGGTACTACAGCATCATTGAGCCTTACACCGACTCGGCCAACCTAGCCGAGCTCGAGGCGGACATGGACGGCCGCTGGAGCGGCATGAACATGAAGACCGGCCATATCTTCAATGCCAAAGACGGCACCATGGCTTCTCTGACCACTTGGGGCGCAACCCGAAACAGCCCGCACTGCAGTACCGGGGGCTAAACAACTGCCCGACGTGGGCCCCTGAGCGTATCGCCGCCTTCGCAGCCACCTGCGAAATTAGTGGTGCCAATGATCCGGCTATGCCTCTGCGCAATCTGACAGTGCCGGGCGTAATGGCACCACGACTGAAAGACCGTTTTAGCCGTCAGGAGCGCGAACTGATGCTGAAAGACGGTATCAGTACCACAACGGTGGATGCTGGTGGGAATGTGATCCTGGAGCGGGTTATCACTAACTATCAGAAGAACGTGATGGGCATCGATGACGAAAGTCTTTTGCGGCTGGAAACCAAGTGGTCAGCTGACTACTTCCGTTATTTCGTTCGCTCGATCGTCGCTACCGAGTTCCCGCGTAACAAGCTGGCCGATGACGGCACCAAGATCAAGCCGGGTTCGAAAACCGTCACACCGCAAATGATTGGCGATGTGGTTTATGCACGATGTGGCCCACTCGAAGGTGAACTGATTGAAGACATGGCTGACTTTAAGAAAAACACCATGTGGGTCAGATCAGAAGCCGATCCGGATCGCGTCAATGCCATCTTGGCACCGAACCTGGTCAACCAGTTCGTAACCTTTGCTGCCGCAGTGCAGTACCGTATGTGAGGTAAACCGCTATGGGTATGACAGGCTTGTGTTTCATCAACATCAATGGCCGCCGCGTGCGTTCCAAGGAAGGTGCCAATATGAAGCCGGGTGGCCTTATCCAAGAGCCAGTAAACGACGCAAACGGCTATTGCGGTATGGCGAACAAGGAAAACAAGAACTCCGAGGTAAAATTCATTATCCCTCACAGTTCTGAAGATGACGTAACTGCGCTTCAGGCCATGAAGGATGCAACCCTTGTCTTTGAAACAGACAGTGGCCAACGTTACTTGATCCGGGATGCTGGCACGATTGGCGAAGTCGATTTCAAAGGTAAAGAGGTCGATATAACCATGGGCGGTGCACCAGCCGAGTTGATGTAACCAATTCCACCCCTGTTTCCGCAACGGATCAGGAGCGAAAATAGCCTCGCTTCTTGCAGGTGCGTGTCCTTTCTTCTCTTGACGGTGTGGCAACCGGCGTTCAGCCCCGCTTCGGCGGGGCTTTTTACGTCAAAATCCACCCCTTACCCAACATCTCATCCACTTCGAAAATACAGCATGGGCGCCCCCTGCGCCCTTCAATGCAATCACTGGGAGTGAAGATGAGTACCAAGGTAATTCCCCTCGCCTTCGGCCTGAAGATCGGTGCCGACGTTCACAAAGAAATCGAGATTCGCCAAGCCTTGCTGGGCGACATGATGGACGCCGAGAACGAGGCCAGCGTAACCGATCCTGTTACCTACCGCGCCGCACTGCTGACACAAATCACGGTACGCGTAGGTACTTTCACTGGCCCACTGACGGTCAAGATGCTGCGCGGACTCAACCCTAAAGACTGGCGTGCTATCAGCACAGCCATGCAGGAGCTTGAAAACGAGGGGGAAGACGAACAGGACAGCGCAAGCGCCTTTTAGATGCTGTCCTGCTGCTGGCACTAAAAACGGGCTGGACCCCTGAAGTCATTCGCGCCCTGCTTACCCCGAGTTCAATCACTACTTGGAACGCCTGACCGAATCCAATGGCTGAAAACCTCGATATCTACGTCCGTATCGCTGCCGATGCCGCACGCTATGCGCAGGGCCTGCAAGGTGCTTCCCGCGAGACGAAGCGCTTTGCAGATCACGCCCGTTCAGAGCTAGGCAATCTCAAGCGAGAGCTGGCGCAACTGGGGCTGCAGCTGGGCGCCGTTGGGTTTGCTGCACACGGCATCAAGGCTGCGTCTGATTTCCAAGCAGCCATGCTAGACGTGGAAGGCAATATCAAAACCACCACGATGAGCACCAAAGAGCTGAATGCCCAGCTCAAAGAAGTACGGGAAACCGCTATAGATGTTCACCGGGCCATGCCCTACTCAACCAAGGAAGTGGTTGGCATCCAGAACACGCTCCTGAAAGCAGGCGTAGATCTTGACTCGGTAAAAGGGGCGAAAGGGGCCGCTTGGTCTGTTGCAGGTCTGGCAGCAATTTCTGAAACATCGCCAGAGACAACTGCAGACTTGATGGCCCGGATCGGCTCACAGTACGCACTAAAAGGTAACCAGTACGGCTCGGCTGCTAATGAGTTGATGAAAGCTGAGGCGGCCAGTCCCGGCAACCTGCAGGAAATCATGTACACCATCAAGCAGTTTGGTTCTAACGCTCACCTGCTTGGTATCAGCGTGAAAGATTCTGCTGCCATGGCAGCCATGGCCACTCCTCTTGGGATGGAAGCTGGCACGGCCATCAACCGCTTCCTAGAAGACTCTATCGGCAAGACAAAGCAGCAGCAAAAAGCACTGCACACGCTAGGTCTAGGCCACCTATCCAAAGGGAAATTCCAGAGCGATTTCTTCAAGGACGGTAAGTTCATTGGCATTGACAAGACGCTTGAGATGGTTCGAAGCCACGTTGGAGCCATCGCCAAAGGCCTTTCCGTAAAAGACATCGTGAGAGCTGATGGCACTACAGTCCCAATGGAGGACGTTGCAAAGGGACTGGATAAGAAAAAGCACGGGGACCAAGCAAAAGCTTTGCGCTTGGCAACCAAGGCTTGGGGTGAAGAAGGCGCGCGCTTTGCATTGCTGAATGCCATGAGCGACAAAGGACATAACTTTGCTGGCGTTCGGCAACAGATGGAAACATCTCTCGACATAGCCGCCCGCATGGAAATCAAGATGCGGGGCTTTGGCCAAGCAGCTAATGCCGCAAAGGGAACCCTTGAGGCGACCACTGCCATGGCATTCGATCCCTTCCTGAGCAAACTCACCCGTGGTGCCAAGCTGGTCAACGATCTAGCAGGTAACGCCGGTAAATGGCTCGATACCCACCCTGAGCAACGTAGTACCGTGGCCTGGACCGGGGCTGGCGTAGGTTTAGCCGCTCTTATTGGTCCAGCCTTGTGGGGCATGGTGAAAGGCATGCGGAAGGGCAAGCTAACGCCGGTTGGTGCTCTGACTGGTATAGGCGGCGAAGCCATGGAGCTGGGCAAAGGTGTAGCCATGGGCAAAACCCTGCAGGCCGCGGCAGGGGTAACCCCTGTTTACGTTGTCAACATGCCGGGGACCGGTATAGGTGGCGCATCAGCTAGTGGCGCACTTGATGCAGCGACCGGAGCAGCGGCAGCAGGTGCAGCCGGGAAACTCGCATCCAAAGCCAAGGTTGGGTACGCCATGGCCCGTGGGCTATCACTGGCAGAGTTTGTTGGCGCAGCTGGATTGGGGACAAGCACTGCACTTGTTGCTGGCGCTGGGGCAGCTGGCTATGGCGCTGGGACACTTGCCTACAAAGCCATGGAGGGCACTAAAGCTGGCGACTTCCTGGTAGACAAAATTGGCGGTGGCATCGCCAAGGTCCTTTCATTGTTCGGAAATGAGGATGCCAAGAAAGCTGTGGCCATCACCGAGCACCAAAAGAATGTCACGCAGTCCCTGATCGAGCAGGTGAAACGCACCGACCTTGGCGGGACACTGCAGATACAGGTGGCCACCGCACCGGGTACAGATGCCCGGTGCAAGCCAAGATGAACAACCCCAAGATCAAACCAAATGTTGGCCGAACGATGCAGGGGGCTAACTGATGACTACGCCACTGCGCCCCGCCTCGTTCAAAGGTATTCCTTTCCGCGTCAAGGAAACCGACATGGAAGTGGGACGCCGAACTGTCCTGCATGAGTACGCATATCGTGATATCCCGTATGCCGAAGATCTGGGCAGGGCTGCCCGTGGCTTCACCGTGCAGGCCTTCTTCTTTGGTGAAACCGGACCGGACGATGCAGACGCGCTAATTGACGCACTGGAATCTCCCGGTGCTGGCCTGCTGGTACATCCATGGCGCGGAAGCATCATGGTGATCCTGCAACCTCAGAGCAAAGCCAGAGTGCGCTACCCACAAGCAGTGGGCGGCATGATCACCATCGACATCCCGTTCATTGAATCCGGCGATAACGTCGAACCGAATGCCGGGGACGATACTGATGCTCAACTGGAAAGTGCGGCAGATGATGCCCAAGCTGAGGCGGATAGCGATTTCGAGACATCCTGGCTTGACGATATTGCAGGCTATGCCGATGAAGCCGCGAAAGCGGTAGAGGATATCTGCACCTGCCTTGAGAGCTACTTCGATGCCTACGATGCGGCAATGGCCAAGGTCGACCGCATCATCCATGACGTGCAGAGAATCATCAATGCGCCGTTGTCGGTGATTTCTCGCATTCAAAGCCGAATCCAGACGCTGGTGGGCAAGCTGGACAACCCGTTTTCCGGGATTTCCACCGGCGCAAGCTGCTCAAGGGCGAGGTGCTGAACCCGTGGCGCACCGGCGGTAGCTACAGCACCATCATTTCCGCTGGCCGCACCACAAACAGCTCTTCGAAATCGATATCCGGCATTAGCACATCGAGCGCCAGCGCTCGCCCGGCCTGGACCAGGCCTACCCCATCCAGCCCGACCAGTGAGATGCCGAGCCTGCCGCCATCTCTGGCCACTTACGTGCGCCGTACGCTGGTGATCGAGGCCGCACGATCAATTCCCACCGCCACATTTACCACTAAGGCGGATGTGCAGACTGCACGCGCCCAGATCCTGACAGCGCTCAACACCGAGCTTCAGTCCGCCTCCGACACGCTCTATCCCGTGATGCAAGCACTGCGCGTGGCGGTGGCAAAGTCCATCCAGGCGCGCATACCAACGGCTGTCGACGTGGAAACCGTTGCGACACAAACCGTCTTGTTTAAGCGCTGGTAGTGGCTTACATGGCCACCGGTGATATCGCTGTGGCGGATGACTTGGTCGCGCGTAACGGAGTGATGCACCCGGGATTTGTGCCCTTAAGCAACATCGAGGTACTGAAAAATGCCTGACGTATGCGAACTACGAGTGGGCGGGATGATTTACGGCGGCTGGACGGATATTGAGATCCAGCGTGGCCTCGAGCAGGTTTCTGGCCAGTTCACCCTGCAGGTGACTGACCGTTGGCCCGAACAAACCGAACCGCGCCCTATCATGCCGGGGCAATCCGCAGTGGTGACGATCGACAACGAACCGGTGGTAACCGGCTGGGTGGACGATACCAAGCCCGGATACGACGAGAAGAACACCTGGTTCAACGTCACCGGCCGTGACAAAACCTGCGATCTGATCGACTGCAGCGCGATGTTCAAGACAGGCCAATGGAAAAAATCCAGCCTGCTGCGGATTGCCACGGATCTACTGTCCTCTTACAGCATCGCCGTGGTGGTTGGCGACCGCGCCAAAGGCCCCGCTTACGAGATCATCGACAGCTTCAACATCGAGGAAGGCGAAACGGTGTTCGACTGCCTCGAGCGGGCCGCACGGCTCAAGGCAGTGATGCTGTGGACCGATGGCATGGGGCGCCTAGTCATCGACCTACCCGGCTCCACCAAGGCCACCACGGCGCTGATCGAGGGCCAGAACATCAAGCGCATCGACGGAAACTTCAGCTGGCACGAGCGCTACAGCGAATACATCGTGAAGGGACAAGCACGTGGACATGCCCAGCACAACGCTAAAGGGACATCCACGGATTCGGTCGTCACCCGCCACCGGCCGTTGATCATCCCGGCCGAAGATCAGGTACACGGGCCAAGTGCTCAACAGCGCGCCGATTGGGAATGCACCGTGCGCAAGGGACGTGGTAACCGGGCCACCATCCGAGTACAGAGTTGGCGCCAAGGCGGCGATGCTTAAGCCCGCTGTGGGTGCCCTGGCTTACGGGTTCCCGTTACAGCCCCGCATATCCACCTCAATGCGGAGATGCTGATAGCCCATGTGACCTACATCAAGAACGCTACAGATGGAACGGTCACGGATCTCGAGATTGCCGATCCGCGCGCCTTTGATCGCCCTGGCAGGCATCCGTACGGCTTCGCTCAAGTCCAACCGCACCAGTGATAAAGGTCTGGCCAATAACAGGGATAAGCACGCACCGAAGAAGCACAAGAAAAAAGCCGAGCCCACAGAAGACTGGAGTGACTTGTGAATCCGCTGCAAAAACTTCGACTCATGGTCGCGCGCGGCATTGTTAATCTGGTCAATGATGCTGGAGGCCTGCAGATGCTGCAGATCAGCGCGTTGGATGGAGAAACCCGCGACGAAGTAGAACGCGTACAGAACTTTGGCCACACCGGGAACCCACCCATGGCCGCCACGCCCATCATGGTGGCGGTGGCTGGTAGCCGGGACCACCTGGTGGCAGTGGCCGTTGACCATGAAGACAGTCGGCCCAAAGGCCTGCAGCCGGGTGAATCTGCCACGTACAACGCCTTCGGTGTGCTGTTCAAATATGACCAGGACGGCAACGCTACCCTGACCTGCAAAAACCTCATCGTTGACGCCAGTGAAGGCATCCAGTTCAACACGCCGCTGACCAACTTCAGCGAAATGGCGACCGTAAACGGATTGTTCAGCTACAAGGCTGGCATGTCCGGCAGCGGCGGCGACGGTGGCAAAACGACCATCTCCGGTGACTTCACACATAGCGGCGGCGACCTGTCTTCCAACGGTGTTGTGGTCCACCTGCACTATCACGGCCATGTCACCCGAGGCAGTGAAAACACGGATAGCCCGACATGACTACCCGCCGCCTATGCCTAGACCTATCCAAGCCGCTTCCGCTTGAGCTGTTTGCCGACCCGATCGATGCCGCCATCGTACTGTCGCTGTTTTCCGATTCTCGCGCCCCTGCCACGGAAAAGCGGATTGATCCGCGAGGCTGGTGGGGAGATGCCTTGGCCGAACAACCCGGCGACACCGGGGCAGCCGCCTGTGGCTGCTGGCCAGCCGCGCCAAGAATGTTCCAGAGACACTGCGCAATGCCGAGAACGACGCCAAAGAGTCCCTCAAATGGATGGTGGACGACGGGGTAACCAGCACGCTCACCGTGTCAGCCAGCGATCTGGGTAATGAAACGCTGCGGCTCGCCATCACCATCGATGGCATCACCTTGAATCTGGAGATCACCCATGCCAATTGACCGGCCTACACTGGCTGAACTCGACCGGCGCGCCCAAGCCGAGCTACCACTAAATGGTGCCAGCGATGGACTCCGGCGCAACCTTTACACGCCTCTGGCACGCGCCTTATCCGGTGCAATACACGGGTTATACGGCCATCAAGAGCGCATCAAGGACCAGTTGTTCCCACAAACCTGTGACGAAGACACTCTGCTGAACATCCATGTGCCGATCTGGCTATCGGACGGCCGTAACCTTGCCACTGCCGCTACAGGAAAAGTACAGATCACCGGCACCGTCGGCTATACCGTGGACCAGACTGCCTCCATCACCCGCACCGATGGCATGCTGTACAGCCTCACGACCAGCGCCACTATCGGCGCGGATGGAACCTGCATGGCCACCGTGGCGTGCCAGACGCCCTGGCCTCGCTTAAGCAACACCGAGCCCGGCGCCAAGCTGCGCTTCTCCAACCCGGTAGACGGCGTGAATGGTGAAGTGGTGGTGCAGACGCCCGGTCTGTCCGGCGGGGCTGACCTCGAGGACATCGAAGATCTGCGCGCACGAGTGGTAGAAGCCAGAACCAAGGCCGAAGGTGTGGGGAATAGCACGGACTGGGAGCTGTGGGCCAAAGAAGTTTCTGGCGTCACGCGCGCCTGGGCCGCACCCAAGCTGATGGGCACCGGCAGCATGACCGTGTTTTTCGTGCGCGATAACGATGCAAGCATCTTTCCGGACGTGAACGAGCAAGCCACGGTGCAGGCGCACCGGAAGCCACCGGTACGCCCATGGGCGAGATCTACGCTGTGTCCCCTACCGACAAGCCAATCGATTTCACCATCCACCTGTCGCCTGACACAGCTGCAATTCGTACAGCCGTGACGGCGGCACTCGCCAACGTGTTAAGCCTTGAAGGTAGTCCGGTACAGCGCGATAGCGCCGCCCTCACCGTACTGCCCGTTACCGGTGTCACCATTCCATTCACTCATCTTTCCGCCGCTATTTCTGGCTCCGCTGACGAGTGGGATCACCAGATCACGGTACCGACCGGTGATGTGGTGTGTGCGATCGGCGAGCTGGCCACCATGGGGACCATCACATGGCTGTGAGCGCTGATCGCTACGTCACCCAGCTGGCGCAGCTGCTGCCGCCCCGGCATCGCCCTGCAGGCCGAAGACGGCAGCGACATGCAAGCCTTGCTTGGCAATATTGCCCCGTTCCCTGGCCGAGGCCGACGCGCGCGCCGAGATATTGCTGACAGAGTCAGACCCACGCCGCACTGTCTACCCGGTAGGCGAATGGGAGGAATCTCTTGGCCTTCCTGACACCTGCACCGTTGGCGTGCAAACCATCATCGACCGCCAGCTATCGGTGGTTTCCAAGCTCACCGACCGCGGTGGTGCCCGCGCCACGCGCTACATCAAGCTGGCCGCAAAGCTCGGCTACCCGGGCGCCACCATTACCCGGTACCGCTACCACACCTGTGAAATGACCTGCGAATCCGCCGTGCAGGACATCGATTGGCGGTTTGCCCGGACGCTCACCTTGCCATCTGGCACCCGCATTGTGGATTCCGTGTGCGAATCCGGTACCGAAGACCCATTGAGCACCGGGGCGATAGCGTTCTTGAGTGCGTCATTCACCGCGAAGCACCGGCCATTAGTACGCCGCTAATCGCTTATGGAGGTAACTAAATGAGGCGTGTAGCTTCTAATCGAAACGCTGTCTTGGATAAGTTTGGCCCGGGTAAAAATGGATTTACAGCGGGGCCCCCGGCGTATCACCGGCGACCACGCCCGGGTATGAGTGGTTCGATTCTATCCAGGAAGAAATAGCGGCTGTCATTGAGGCAGCACGCTTGATCCTTCCAAATATAACCAACTGCTCGGTGCAATCCGGCGCCACGCACAGAAGACAGTGGTGCTGGCTGATTCCGGCATAGCCAATGCCTATGCCACGACAAACGCCTCTCCCTTGGTAGCGGGCGATCTGACCACTGGTTTGATCCAGCAGATCAGCATCAGCAACGCCAACACCGGGGCGGCCACCTTTGCACCGGACGGGCTGACCGCCAAGCCAATCTACGGGCTGGGATTGACTGCCCTGCAGGGTGGAGAGCTGGCCGCCAACGGCGTGGCGGTTCTGATGTATCTGGTGGCCGCTGGAGTGAATGGTGGGAACGGCGCGTGGATACTGCTGGCAAGCATGGGTGGAGCATTGCAGATTGGAGCCGCAACAAACAGCCAGCATGCCATTCAGGCCGGGCAGCAGCAGTCAAACGCCCTAACCTATGGTACGGATACGGGTGCGGCTAATGTTTATCAAGTCACCTACGCCCCGGCGATCACTGCGCTGAAAAACGGCATGGTGCTTGAATTTGAGGCTAAAACAGCCAACACCGGGGCGAGCACATTCAGCCCAAACGGGCTGGCCGCCAAACCGATCATCGGTGGCGCTCATTCAGCACTGCAAGGTGGCGAGATTGTCGCCGGTGGTAAAGTTGAAGTGATGTGGCATAGTGCTCTCGGTTCCTGGGCGCTACTCGGGTGTACCGGAGGTGCCATGCAGGTACAGGCAGCCACCCAGAGCCAGCATGCGGTAGCACTTGGGCAGATGCAGGCGAGAACCGGCAGCGCCGGTGGACTCATGTATCGAAATCTGCTGATCAATGCGGCAGGGAATGTCTTTCAGCGCCCCTATACCAGCGGTACGGCAACAACGTCGGCTGGACAGTATGCCATCGACAAATGGAAAGTTGCCACGTCCGGGCAGAATCTGTCTTGGGCTAGTAGTGGGGCGTACTCGATCTTTACCGCCCCAGCGGGCGGCGTGTCGCAAGTTATCGAGGGGGCAAGTATTATAGGAGGCACCTACGTGCTCTCCGGAAAGGGACGGCTACAGCCACCGTCAATGGCACCCCTGTTACTAATGGCGGAGCCATTGTTCTTCCAGCTAATACCAACGCAACTGTGACATTCAATAGCGGTACTTTCTATCAGCCGCAACTTGAACAGGGACTGGTTCCAACCGATTTTGACTTCCGGCCGCCCGGGGCAGAGCTTGCGCTTTGCCATCGGTATTACTGGCTGGCATCTGACCGTGATGCACTCGTTGGCGCGGCCAGCACGACCACTTCACTACATATGCGATTCCGCTTACCGGTCACCATGCGAGCCGCTCCGGCTGTGTCTGTGGCTGTCCCCGGATCGTGGGGTTACACCAATGATCTGAACGACTTCGTTATCCCTTCGCTGTCGGTATCCTCGAGCAGTGCTGGTACCAGCGTAATGCGAGTATTACTGTCAGGAGCATCTGGCCTGACGGCTGGCGCCGTACTGTTCGGAAACACAGCCGCAGCATCCGGTACTGCGCGGATTGCTTTTGATGCTGATCTGTAAAAAGAGAGGGAAATATGTCCACAGGCTACAAACTTACCACCACTCCAGACATGGTTATTCGCCTCGACGACGGTGCCAGCATCCCACGCGGCCACCGCTGGTGGGACGACTACGAGGCATGGCTGGCGGAAGGAAATACTCCCGAAGCGCAAACGGCCGATGATGTCGCCGCCGAGCGAAATGCGGTTATCAAACAGCAGCTCTCAGAACTAGATGGAAAATCAGTCCGGTCTTTGCACGAGGCTATGCTGGCGCTTGCTGAATCCGGCACGGCACTACCGTCTGACATAACTAAGCGCCTCCAAGATTTGGAGGCGCAGAAACAAGCACTAAGGGAACAACTGGTATGAGTGCGATTCTTTCGAATTGAGGATGAAACCATCAGCTCGCGTGCCGGGAAGGGAGCACGACGCGGTGTGTGGCGTTATTGCCTGCTGTGCCGATTGCTCGATGTCGTCGACCCCGGACATTGTGAGCGGAGTATTGAAATAGACCGCTAACAAGTCGACACCAACCCGCCTTCTGGCGGGTTTTCGTTTATTGTGTCACTTAGAAATCAGGTGATGCAGCAAGCGTTAATGAGGAATAAATATCTAGGACGATTGACGGAATCAGTCATCATTCTACTGGACGAGCTGGTATCAATTAATAACCAAAACCAGCTAGGTGACTACCTGCACCATTTAAAATCACATATCCCCGCAAACCGCTTATTGCTGGTTGTCACTCACGCCTCCAAAAACACTACAACTATCGAATATCTGACCGGAGCCAATTGGCCAAGCCAATGGATCAGCCTATACCGGCGCGAGCGCTTCTATCTGGTCGACCCCATCCTGCTCTCGCCAGCCAGAACAGCTCTGATCTGGCGTGACGTTGTTGCCATGGCAACACCGACACAGGAAGCACTACGTTTTTTCCGGTATGCGAGAAATACGATGTAGCGCGTGGACTCAGCTGGATTGAAGAAAAGGATGAATACCGGGTAGTTCTATGCGCGTCTGGAGAGGCGGTTGAGCATGATCGTTTCACTCACGATCTGCTGGAAAGCATGATGCCAAAGATCACCGAAGTGGCTGTCAGGATTTTCAGCGCCAAACCAAAACTGCATGGACTCAGCAAGCGGGAATGTCACATTTTACATTGCATGGTGATGGGGATGCCTGATCATGAAACGGCTGAAAAGGTTGGTTTAACTACCCGAACGGTGCGTGACAAGATCAACAAAATCAAGCAGCTATACAACGCTTCAAACCGCTGCCACTTGATGAGTATTTTGTTCGGCATCGAATTCCCCGCCCCTTGAAATCGGTACTTATACGTACTGAATTTCTGCCGGTTTAGCGATATTCAATTGATGATGGCATTGTTAAATTTGTTCGACATATAAAACTGGTGAACAAAAACAATGATTGCACTCACAGACCGCGTCGAAGAAACCCAGTGCAGAACCCCAAACGCGACTTCGCTTTTCATCACTAATCGTTAGTGAGCACGCACGAGGCGTTCGCACTCTGCCAGATCATCACGGAACAGCCTGCCCATGAGGTCACGTTTCCTCATGTCTTTTTTCTCGTAAGCATCCAAGAAGTTGCCCATATCGCGCGCAGCATGGGAACAAGGAAGAAAATGGCGATGGCCAGCATCGATATACCAAACATCCGTCCATCGGAACGCATCGCGCTTGATTCGTGAAAGCGTGACCAGGTCATGGGCGCGCCCTGCACGGTTCATCTCGACACGGGATTTTTTCAGCCAAGCCAGCAGCTCGGAGGCGTCCTTATACGGGGCCTGTGGCAAGGACGGGACAGCCATGGCGGGTATGGCCATGATGACGACCAGGAAGCCAAGTAGTGCTTTCACTTTGCCGCTACCCAGTCACGCATGAACTGCAGAAGGATCTGTCGTTTTTTCTTGGGCAGTTGATCGAACAACGTCAGCAGCTCATGTTTGTCATCGTCCAGCCCATGGGTTGGCTCGGCCACATGCACGGCGGCTGGGGCATAGACGACATCCATGTCACCACGTCCGGTGGTTAGCCACTCGAAGCTAATCCGAAGAGCCTGGGCGATGAGAGAAAGGTTATTGGTAGTCGGCTCAGTTAAGCCGGTTTCCCAATGGCTGACGGCAGACTGATTGACCCCTGCCTGCTCGGCCAACCATCCCTGTGATTTCTTGCGGGCCTGTCTGGCCTCTTTGATGCGCGATCCGATCATCCCGACATTTTATTAGTGAACTAATATCTAAAAAAATTAGCATCGCTATTGACATTAATAATACTGATACTAATAATTACGACATTGGCAACACAGGGAGGAAGAGATGACCCCCATGGAAGAAGCAAGGCGTAGCCGTGGGATGACTCAGTCAGAACTGGCTGAGAAGACCGGATGCACACAAGGGCGCATCAGTCACCTAGAGAAGCGAATAGCACGCCCCTCTCCAGAACTGGCTAAACGGCTGGCTGCCGTGCTTGAACTGGATGTGCTGAAAATTCTTTACCCGGGTGATTAGTAAGGCGCCGCACCCACTGGCGAGGTGGGCGCGGCAGGTGGTGCAGATACTACGGTGTGGCAACCTCAGTATCAGCACCGGAAGAAATCAAAGCAAGACGATTTTTTACGGGAGCTATCACATATGGATTCGTCTCAAGACGTATTCGAAGAGCTGCAGCGCGCAGCCTCCGAATTCGGCGTCCCTAGACTGGCGGGTTTGATGGGCGTCCATCGAGGAACGCTTTTTAACAAGCTGTCCAATAAGGATGCCACTTCTCATCACAAGCCGACGCTGGCGGACTTTATCCAGATCACCGCACACAGCAAGAATCTGCAGCCGCTCAAGGCGCTAAACAGCCTGTTCAACTGCATCACCTACCAGCTTCCTGACATGAGCAACGTTTCCGACGCGGCCCTGCTCGACCTGGTCAACAAAATCTACGACGAAGGCGGGAACGTACACCGGACGATGTCCGAAGCGCTGGAAGACGGGATTGTGACTCCAAGTGAGTACAAGTCTTTCGAGCGTGACGTGCATGAATGGATCGCCGCCATTCTTGAACTTCGGGCGCGCTTCAAGGGGTTGGTTATCCATGCTCCTGAATAGCCCTATCCCAACGTGCCTGACCAAGCACGGCATAACGTCGGTACGTGACAACCTGCAGCCCGGACAAACCGTTGGCGGTCTGGCCAGTGAAATCGTCCGCCTGTTCGGAGTTGAACTCGTTGAGGCTCTGCGATGCGAAAAATCCGAAATCGTAACCAGCTCGGACTCCAGCTCGAAACAACAGCCAGCGAACTGACGGAAGAAGAACTGCGCGTAGCGCATCGCTGCGCGGGACTACAACTGCCGTTTGAAAAAGCCATGGACAACCCGGCGCTGGCCATTTGTTTAAAGAACAGCGCCCTAGCCATGAAACGTGGAGTGACACGTAGATGAACACCGACAACGTAGTAGCGCTCATTACGCCAGGACCACAGCGACACCTTGCACGATTCCATATAGCCCTTGGTGATCCATCTCTGATTTACGGCCAGCAAGACATTGCCAGCATCACCTTTCGCCGCGAAGGCAACGAGCTTGCCCTGTACCACATGGCGCTTGGCATCAGCGAAACACGACGGATCGTATTACCTGGCGACGAAATCCAGCTGCAGGTCGACAGCAAGATGCTGTTGATCATCGTCCGGGCTGTATCCGCCACCCATGTGCTGATTGACGCTTAAGCAAAGACCGTACCGCCGACATAGCCATGGTGCTGGCCGCCAGCGCCTGACCGCTTTCTAACCCTTGTGATCTGGGAGGACACATGGAACGCTATCTCACCCCAAACGAGCAGCAGCAACTGCTCAATGCGGCCTACCGGGTCAACGACCCACTGGCCCAGCGCGACTATCACATCATGGCCGCGCTGCTCCACTCAGGCTGCCGCATCACCGAGTTCAGCCTGATCACCCTTGGCGACACCTTTGATGCCCTGAAAACCGGTTACCTATTTATCCCGCGTGAAAACCGTAAGGGTGGCAAGCGCGACCACAAGGTTTTCGTGACAAAGGCACTCCGCCTGCACCTGGTAGCGCTGATCAACCTGAACGGCAGCCAACTATCCAGTGACCCGCTGGTTCCTGGGCGTTTCGGCCAACCTTTAACCGTACGCAACTATCAGCAGCGCATCCGCTACTGGGCCAAAGAAGCCTGCCGATGAACGTCACTCCCCACTTTTTCCGCCACACCCGCGCCATGAACATCATGCGCTCGAGCGAAGCCGACGACCCGCGCGGCATCGTGCAAAAGGCCCTTGGCCACAGCACCGTGGCCACCACTGGGATTTACACCGAACCCAGCCGCGAAGACATCGAGGCGACGCTGGAAGCGATCGATGGCCACGGCGGCCGCCGCCAGAGCTTGTCTAGCCTGCGCAAGGGCTATGAGCGGAGGGCTGGATGATGGTCATGAAAGAAATTGCACTCATTGGCCCAAAAGGGTCGGGCAAAACCTATCTCGCCAGATTACTCATCGATGAGCTGAAAAAGTGCGGGATCGTCGCCCGAACCACCGAACTGTCACACAAATTCCGAAAGACCGAGCGCACTACAGGCCCCGAGGTACTGATCCCCGGAAACGGAAGAACGGGATTTCATCCCGACACGGATTCGGAACCGCATCGAAGTTCGCAGCGTGACTCATAGCAAGCAGCTGTCGGCCGACATCAATCAACTACTTAAGGGGATCTGACATGCAGTGCACTTGCTTACGCGATATCGAAAAGAAACTGACCGAAAAGTTCACATCTGACCTGAGCGTACCAGCTGAAGTTAGCTGCCAGAACGAGGCTTTCATTCATGAAGGAAACTGCATGGAGATTGCTCATACCACCAACTTCAAGATCACGGCCAATGCAAAGGGCTTCATGAAGGGCAAGAACATGCCGGTGACCGCGAACTACTGCCCCTTCTGCGGGAAGCCGACGAAGAAGGAACAAGACAATGGCTAACCCCAACCGAGCCGACTGGCTCAACGACATGGACATCTGGGTAATCACCGGCCCAGCCAACGCTGGGAAAATCGAGCTTGGCTACCTCATCACCGATATTGCTTTGGGCAAAGGACTGGACACCCTTCTGGCATTCAACGTGCGCGAATTCAGCCAAGTGGAAAGCCTGCTGAAAATGCGCCAGATCCCGCCATCCATGCTGGTACTGGTAGCCGAGGAATGGCCGATCAAGGACATGCTGCCGCAGGCTGAACGCCTGTTCGTACTCAAGGAAGGCGACCAGGACAAGGTAGCGCGCATCCACCAGTGGGCCATCGACAAAGGGCTGATGCCCGCAGCGGAGGCCGATCATGCCTAACCACGTCGTCACCATCTACCCGAAGCGCCACACCGACAAACGCTCCATGGCCGAGCTGGTAGCACCAATCGACCCGCGCGAAGCCGATCAAATCAAGGCCAGCAAACGCCGCCAAGTGAACGTACGCCGCCAGCTGGAAGAGATTCTGGAGAAGCGCAGCAACGCTGAAAGAGGCATGGCATGAACACCGAACAAAACGTTTCCACGGAAAACCAATATCAACTGAGGAAACATTGCATGAAACCGCAAATCGTCATCGACACGGAAACCCTAGATGTCCAGCCTTCGGCGGCCATCCTGACCGTTGCGGCGGTCGAAATCGACCCTTCTAAATTTGACGATGCAATGTTCCGCCGGAGTTTTTACGCCCGAATCGCGCTGCCACAGCCTACCCGGACGTTGAGCCAAGACACGGCCAACTGGTGGAAAGAACAATCAGAGGCGGCCCACGCCGAAGCATTCGCACCGGAAGGGCGAGAAGAACTTTCGGATGTGGTGACCAGCTTCAATACCGGCTGTCCGAATCGGATGCTCCGATCTGGGGTAACGGCAGCGATTTCGATAACGCGATCCTGCAGCACGCCTTCAGACAGCACGGTCTTCGCTGGCCTTACTGGCGGAACCGCTGCCTACGCAGCCTGCGCGGGGTTGTGCTCGATCTCTATCCACAATGCGCTAACGAGACCCCACCGTTCGAGGGACTGAAACACCACTCCATGGACGACGCACGCCACGAGGCGCGCCAACTGGTGGTTTTCCTCGACATCCTGAATCGCCATTTTTAACTGCATCCAAGGTCACAACCATGAAACACATCAACCCCCGCGAGATCCGCAACAGTCTCGGCTTGAACCAGCAACAATTCTGGACCCGCATCGGAGTAACCCAATCTGGCGGCAGCCGCTACGAAAACGGCCGCAACATCCCCAAGCCGGTGCAGGCCCTGATTAACGCCGTCTACGTCCACCAGATCGACCGGAAAAGATCGACAGCCGCACCGCCCCCATCATTCGCGCCGTACTCGCTGGCGAAGTGGACGCCACCGCTCTGGTACAGGCTATCGCTGGCTCTTCCGATGCGCCCGGGCTCAGTGCAACCTCTGCAGTCATTACCGGCCTGCACCGAAATGCATTCGCTCCCAACGGAGGTAACGCATGAGCGACTACCGATGCCCTAAGTGCGAAAAGTTCAAGAAGCCAGACCTTAGCCAGATCGGTATCGGTTCCATGGTGAGCTTCACTGTGGCTACCAAGCCAAGCAGCAAAACGATGCGCTTCAGCAGCAAGACCGGTGTGGTGACGGCTGTAAATGGTGATGCACTGACAATCAAGGTCAAGCGTGGGGGGACTTACGTAGAGCAACGTCAAGACGTTACCCCTGAAGGTGCGCCAAGCGCACTGACATACGCCTTTTGTGGAACTTGTGAATGCAAGGAGGCCAAGTGATCAAGCTACAAGTCAACAACTCCGGTGCCCGGAAAGACATAGTTTCCAGTGCACCAGACAAGGTGGACACCCTCAAGTCGGCCGCCAGCCAACTGGGTAGCGTGGCCGCTGGCCACGTCAAATTCCGTCTGGTGGAAGCCGGTACGCTCGGCCGCGTTCTTGGCTACAGCGAAGCACCGGACTTTGCATGGAGCACATGCCAATGACGCCGACCACTCACATTCAAACAGTCTCTGGCCGCTACGTGGATCTGCTACACCCCGTGGTCAGCGATATCGACATCACCGACATCGCCCATCACCTGTCACACCTCTGCCGCTTCGGCGGGGCCTGCCGTGAGTTCTACAGTGTGGCCGACCACTCGGTAAGGGTGGCGACCATCCTGCTTCGGCGCCGCTCAAGTTGGCCGGGCTTCTGCATGATGCCTCAGAGGCCTACGTGGGTGACGTAGTCAGCCCGCTAAAGCGCACGCTGCCGTCTTATCAATACGTGGAAAACCCTGGTGCACACGGCGGTGAGCCAACGCTTCTCACTGGATCTGACCGAAGAGGATCGGGCAGCGATCACTCGGGCTGACCTTATCCTGCTGGCTACAGAACGCCGTGACCTGATGCCGGAGGACAAAACGGAATGGCCGATTCTGGCTGGGGTGGCTCCCCTTCCGGAACGCATCCGCCCACTGTCGATCGAGCAAGCCCGCGCTCATTTCATGTGGGTATTTGAAGAGAACGTCCAGCTCGATCTGCTGGGCGCGTAACAAAACAGGTGTGGCAATGGCGAATCTGCAATCCCTTCTTCCATTTTCATCCGATCGCCGAGCATTTCGCGCCTTCGGCCATGCGATCAGCGCAGAACCCGGACTGGTGGCCATGGCCCCGCTGCATGTGCTGGAAGGCAGCCTGCTGGGGCTGGTCGACGGCTGCCCGGTTCCGTGGAACGAGGCCTGCGCGGTGATCGACACCCCAACCGACACGGCCGTATCGCTCGACAGCATCGACTTTACCGACACCGTGGCCCGGCTGGCCGCCGTGGCGGTGGAAGGCTGGAGCATGGGCGTGCTGCCGGAGTTCAAGGCCATCGTATTCGGCCACGACAGTGGGCTGAAAATCGCCATCGCCGCCGACCGGCATTCAAGCTGTAAGCGAGCCCTGAAATGAAACAACAGAACAACCCGCAAATGGGGGAGTGGTTCGCTCGCCTCAAAGAAATCGATTTGCACGATCTGGCCGATCGGCTTGGCATGCAACGCCATGGCAAGCAGGGCAACTACTTCTCTCCGGCACGCAAGGAAACGCAGGCCTCCCTCTCTATCTACCCGGCCAAAGGCACCCGGGCGGCAGGCTGGAAGGACCACACCTCTGGTGACCAGTGGCAGCACCATCGACTTGGTGATCTATCTGCTTAGCCGCGCCAGCGACACGATGGAAGCTGCCAAGCTGCTGGGGGACTGGTATGGCATCCCCATGCCAAAGCCAAATCAGGCACAGCCGGAAAAGAAAAGCCGGGAAGACTACATCGCCCAGCGCTGCCTCGAGCAGCCAGAGCCAGTGGTGGACTACCTGATGGGCCGCGGCATCAGCGAAGACGTGATCCGTCGCGCCATCCAGACCAAGTCTATTGGTTGGAATACCGGACAAGCCCAACAGTTCCACCCGGTGAACCCGGACACGGTGGCCCCGCCGCGGCCTTCATCGTGCGCATGCTCAACCCGGGCCGTGTGGTGGCCGTGGATCTGCGCTATGCCGACCCCGAGCTCAACGGCAAGGTGAAAACCATGGCTCAGGGCGAGAAAACTGGCTATGGATGGACCAGCGATATCAACCGGCTGAAGCGTGCCCATACCGTCTACATCGTGGAATCACCGATCAACGCACTATCGATCGAGAGTTGCCCAAACTATAGCCATGTGGCTGCTTATGCCATCCGTGGCGTGACCAACGTGGAGTCAATCGATTGGTCGTTCCTAAAAGGGAAGAAGGTACTCATCGCCCTTGACCATAGCGACAAGGTGAACGAGAAAACCCATCAGCGCCCAGTGCTTGGCCGCTGCATGGAAACTGTCCGAACGCCTTACCTCAGCCGATGTAGCCAGCCGCATGGTGGATATGCTCGAGTGGGAAGAAGGCGAAGACATCAACGACGTACTGAAGAACTTCGGTCCGGACGAGCTTTCTATCCGCCTCAAGCGCATCGAACCGTGGCTGATACCCGGTATGCTTAAGCTGGCAATGCTGACCAGCGCCACCTGATGGAAGGCCGACGCCGCGTTTTCCTGCCGGGGCATGACTGGAATGTTTACTGGCGCTTTCGCCAGATGGATGACTTCACCCAGTACGTGGATGATTTCAAAGACACCAAGAATGATGAAGGTGAAAGCAAGCGCTCAGAAACATTCGGAGACCTGTGCGCTTTCCGTGTTGCAGGTCTGTCCCGCCTGCGCATCCAGTCCCACTTATCCACGATCAACGGAACCCCGGACAGCCAGCCAGAAACCGTATTCGGGATATCGGCGCAGATGGCCCGCCATGGCAACACCCTGCAACGAGCGGTGATCACTGACGACAAGCTATACAACCTGGAATGGTGGCGAAGCCGCTTTGGCCACATTTGGAAACCGGCCCAGTTCGCTCGCATGATCAACATCCTTGAGCGTACGGCAGATCTCGGCGCCCGGGACGTGGTCAACTTCGTAGGCCTGGCGTGGCGCGATGGCCAGCTCGCCGCACTTGAGGGCAATGATTGCTTCTTTATCGAGCCACAAAAGCAATGCCTCTACTACAACATGACCTTTCCGCGCGGTACCAGCCTGCAAGCCCGCTCGGTCATCACCGCTTATCAGGACACATTCAAGGACAACGCCGCCGCCATCGCCATGGTATGGACGCTGGGTGCCCACCTCAAAACCGTGCTGGGCTTCTACCCCCACTTTGAAATGCAGGCGGACAAGGGCTCCGGCAAATCCAAGCTGCTCGAATCCATGCAGGCCACCTTCGGCTTTCAGGTGCTGTCTGGTCAGATGCTCAAGACCGACCACCGCCGCCGCGCCTCAGTGTCCTGGACATCCAACCCGGTAGGTTGGGATGAATTCTCCAAGTTGCCAAAATCGATCCTGACCGACATCGACGGCCTGCTGCAGTCCACCTACCGTTTCGAATTCACCCGCGTGGGGTCAACCCTTACCCCGTACCTGATGTGCGCGCCCGTACTGCTGGCCGGTGAAGAAGTAGACATCCAGTCACTTCAATCCAAGGTGTGCCGTAGCAAACTGACTGTGAAGAAACAGGGCGCCATCATTCCTCATACCCTGCCCCAGTTCCCCATGTGGCAATGGCTGCAGTTCCTCGCCAGCGTAGACCCAATGCGCATCCGCGATGAACACAAGAACATGGTCAAGTTCTGCCAGAGCCGCAGCCGGTCCGGCGAAGGCGACGCCACCAGCAACCGGATGATGGAGAACTACGCTGCCATCCCGGCCACCTGGCGCTTGCTGTGCGAGTTCGCCGATATCGACATTGCCCAAGGCAGCTTTATCGAAGACTTGTTGGCCGAAATGAACGCCCACCTGTCCGAGACAGATGGCACCCGCCTTCCATGGGTTCGCATCATGGAAATTGCGCTGTCCGAACTGGATGCCCGCCACTACGAACATCCCTACCACTGGGATACCACCATCGATGACGAAGGCAAAGACGACACCCTGCTATTCATCCGCCCGAGCCACATCATGGATCACATCAGCACAGCCAATCACCTGCGCGCCAAGTTCGATTCACTGCCGGTGAAGACCCCCCGCATCTTCAAGAGCCAGTTGCTGGCCAGCGGTGTGGTAGCCGTACACAAAGGGATGATGCTGGACGACGTGGAAAAGACCATCGACCGCCGCCGCGTGGGCCATATGACTGCCATCAGCTTGAACAAGCTGGAGGCGCTGGGGCTTTCAGCGGCGCCGGAGATTAAGCGCGAAGTTGGCTATTAATGCCGTTCCCGGAGAGGGAGTTTCACATGACTGAAGACAAGCAAATGACTGCCAAGCGTCTGCGCCGCGTCTGTAAGCTGGTAGGAATAGAAAATGCCGTTCCTGACGACGACATGGTGCTGATGGATTGCATATGTACCGTACTGGGAATGATCGCCAGTGCCATCGAGGGGAAGACGCAAGCGAGTTCCCAGCCTGCCGGTGAAGCGGTGGCGGAAATCGACAATCGCGGTCACCTTAAAATCCTGAATCACAGTGCGCTGGATTATGGCGTGAAACTCTACACCACCCCGCCCGCGCAGGTGCCAAGTGAAGCATTCGAGTTGCTTCGAATTTTTCAGTCTTGGCTAGGACCAAACCGCGCCAGCTGCGGGGACGAAACTAACGGCTACACCGTGCTATGGGATCGTATTGATGCGGTGCTTACAGACCCGCCCGCGCAGGTGCCGGATGTGGATTGGCTGGCGAACGTGATCATGGAGGCCGACAAAGGCCACGCAGCCATGCCGCCGCGCTATCTGGCGCAGACGATAATCGCCGCGATGAAATCAGCCGCTCCACAGCCGAAAGGGAATCATCGTGACTAAGTTTCTCCCGCTGCTCTACTACGCCGCTGTCGCGCTGGCCGCCAGCCTCGCCGCCGATGCGGCCCATCAGCACAGTCCGACGCATCAGAGCTACGACTCCACTCTGCAACGGTGGTGACCACAATGAAAACGGCCAAGTGGATGACACCTCATGGTGAAATACTGCTCTCCGGTAGTGATGATGCGTTGCAGTGGGCAGAGATTCAGGTGCGATTAATCTCTGAGCCTGCTCAACCAAGAATCCCGAAATTCCGACATGGCGTTCCATGTGAGGATTGCGATCCAAAGTTCGGATGCACGATGAACTGTGGCCCATCTGCCGCGATGGCCTATCCGGTTCCGCCAAAAAAGCCATACCCCAAACGCTAGACTTCGCTTTTCCAAATGGTAAACACCATGCAAAACACCGAGCAGCTTACCTTTGAGCAATTCGCCGCCCTGACATCAGCCGAGCGCATCGCCTACCTGAAAGAACAGCCCATAACCACCGAGAGCAAGGGATTCATGGACGGCACCAAGCGCGTGGGTGATCCGTCAGCCATCAGCACCAAGCACCGCGCCGTAGTGCGGGGCATCCCGATAGGCGGCTGGTATGCCACGCAACAGGCCGCTATAGATGCCGCTCAGGAGTTCCTGCAGGAGTGGGACGGCGAGCTATAGATGTCGGCCACCGCCACCACCGCGCCCCGAACCGGCGCGGTTTTTTTGTGCCCGGAGGCAATCCAGCTATTGAGTAACACAGTATGAGAAAAATTCCGTGGATTCTTGGCTGTTTTGTTTGTAAGTCATTGATATTTGAGCAAACACCGCCCACGATTTTTCAAAAATCTACACGGTTTTCCTCCTGTTTTACACGGTTTTTCGTTTTTCTCCACATTGCAGTTTCTCAGCGCAGCCCCTTATTTCTTTCTCTTTCTTTTTAAAAATCAAAGAGAAAGAGAAATAAAGCGGTGAAAAAAAGGAGGTGGATAGATACACGGGTTTGAGAGCCTGCTTATTTTTTGACCCACAAAATCATTTCTCACTACACGGGTTTTCCGTGGGCAAAAATGGTACTCAACCAATTGTTTTTAATGGTTTTTCATGTAGCATTTATAGAAATCCACACATACACGGGTTAATTTGCCTGTTCCCCCATAGATCGTAAGAAATGAACCGACTGTTCGAAGAGTTCCTGCTCTTCAAAGCTGAAAATGACTCATCCTCCGATCGCACGGTGAAGGCCTATCGGGACATCCTGGTGCGCTTCGAAAACTGGCTGGTAAGCGGCGATCCGCTGAAACAGACCGGCGACACCCTTTTGGCCTTCACCGGGCCATATCTCCATAAGCACTTGCAGCTGGCGCCGGTAAGCCGCACCCCCTATGTGGCGTGTGTCCGCGAGTTCTACCGCTGGGCCAGCGCGGTTCGTCACTTGATAGGGAAAGATCCCGCCCAAGCTGTTCCATACCCGCGCAGGCCCGGAAAGCTGCCGCGAGTGCTCTCGCTGGATAACGCCGAGCGCCTGATGTGGGCTCCGGATTTCGGCTCGTTCGAGGGCGTGCGCGACGCCGCCATGCTGTCGCTACTAATCGGCTGTGGCCTGCGCGTGGGCGGCTTGGTCTCCCTCAATGAAAGCCACCTGACCGCGCAGCTGGTAGACAACGAGCCACGCATGGCCATAAAGCCAACCGAAAAGGGAGCAAAGGAACGCCTGATTCCGGTACCGCGCGAAGCCGAGCTGCTGTTGCGCGTGTACCTCGAGCACCCGGATCTGCAGACGATTGAGCGCGAAACCGCCAACAGCGACCGCGTACTGTTCGTTACCACCCGTAACCGCCGATGCCCACCTCATGAGTATTACGGTGAGAAGCGCCGCTTTTCCCCGCGTGGGGTTCTGGCCATGATCCAGCGCCACGGCAAGCGCGCCTAACATACCGGCCGACCAGCTACACCCACATGCCCTGCGCCACCTGTATGGCACCGAACTGGCTGAAGGTGATATTGACCTGCTCGAGCGCCAAAAGCTGATGGGTCACAAAGACCCGAAGTCCACGACGATCTACACCCACGGCAGTCAGAAAGCTGACCTCAAGTGTCGACAAGGCCAACCCGTTGGCCAAGATGACCACCCCAGTCAGCCAGCTGCTGGGAGAGTTGAGCAACAAGCCATCAAGGCGTGTGTGAGGTGGCTTAGATTCTTACAAGCCATAGTGTGTGTATTAACCCTACGGTTAGACGTGCCGTGGAGAGGTGCTTGCAGGGATTCTCCAAAGTACCCTTCAAAACGGGCTAAATCAGAAATCAGACTGTACCTGTCCTGACTTCGCCTTCTATCAAAAAGCGAAGTAAGGAAACGGACAGACGGGCATTACAAGGATGGTGACGACATGGAAAGACGAAGTGACGGGACGGGAATTGCAGGGGCATCCGAAGTGGGTCTGACGGCCCTCCCCTTCAATCGAGAACGATTCCCATTTAGATCGAAGCACGAACAGGCCTCAATTGATAAAATGAGAACAATTCTCACCCCGGGGGGTCGGCAGGCCATAGACCACCCCGCTCGCAGGGGGGTGGGTACCGGATGTCTGCACTACTTCCAAACTTCATAATGAGGAAAAAAAATCGCGCGCGACCCGCGCTTAGATCATCTGCGCCAGATGGGTATGCATCCATGCTGGCAGAAAGTTGCCGCAGAGATCGGTATGGATGCGTTTCTTGCTATGTGGCGCATCTTGGACAAAGAGGAGCAGTGGCACCACATCAAGGGCAGCCTTGAAATTCGACTGCGCCACTATAGTTCTTATGAAAAGTTTCAGCGCAATCTATACATCAAACAACTCTCAGAAAAAGGTCATCTATCCCCCAAGGAGATCCACTATCGTTTGTGTGAAGGATTATGTGAAAAACTCGAACTAGCCCACATAAAGCGAATCATCAATAACAAATAGAATAATGACATGAAGAAGACAGCGATTATTTACGCTCGTGTCAGCACCAGTCGTCAGGCTGACGAGGGAATTTCTATCGATAGCCAGATTGAGCAAGCTGAAAAAAAGCAGCGGAGCTCGGCGCTACTGTGATGCGGGTATTCCGCGACGACGGCGTTTCTGGACGGACGGCGAATCGCCCTGCTTTCCAAAGCGCCATCAAATTTTGCGATGGTTATGAAATCGACTATTTCATCGTATGGAACACCTCACGGTTCGCTCGCAATAAGATCGATGCCGCCAGTCATAAAAAGCTGCTGGAAAGTGGTGGGACCAAGGTGGTGTATGTCTCGGTAAACATCGACAACGAGACAGATGAAGGTTGGTTCTCTGAATCAATCTTCGAAATTATGGATGAGCACTACAGCCGACAGGTCTCCCGTGACACCCGACGCTCGATGCTCAAGAATGCCCGTGATGGATACTGGAATGGTGGCAAGGTTCCCTATGGCTATGCTGCTATAGCTGCTGATGGGCATCGAAAACGGTTGCAGATCGTGCCAGAAGAGGCTGTGGTAGTGAAAGAGATATACCGGGTCTACTTAACTGGTATTGGCTGCAAGATTATTGCCATGAACCTTAATGATCGCGGAATTTATTATCGTGGAGAGAGGTGGAGTAAAGGACATATAGCAAGAGTGTTGAAGAACCCAGTTTATTCCGGCTACATCGCGTTTAATCGGCTTGATAAGCTGAAGCATGAGAAGCCTGAAAGCGAGTGGATTATGACGAAATCACACGATGCGATTATCGACTCGGAAGATGCAGCAAAGGTACGTGAGCAATTCCGATTGCGCGCACCAAGCAACGATGGCGGTAGCCCACACAGCAACTTTGCTTTCACCGGGATTCTACGGTGCGGGGAATGCGGGGCGGCGATGCAAACAGAAAGCGCTACCGGTAGAAATAAGATATACCACTATTACAACTGCAGCCGTGCCCAGAAAGGCAGTGGGTGCAGAAATCGTCGAATTTCAGCCGGAGAATTTGATCAATGGATGGTAGACACGATCATCCAGCGTGTTTTGACTCCGGAACGCATGCGCGAGGTCATAGCTGAAGTCCAAGAGCTAACGTCTTCATGGCAAGAGGATCATGATCGACGGCGCCAAGCAGTAATAAAACAGATCAAGGAGTGCAATCGTCGGCGTCAGAATCTGTTCGACGTGCTTGAGCTACATGGCAAAGATGCCCCTAATCTGGGCGACCTGACCACTCGGCTCCGACAACTTAACAATCAGCTTAAAATGCTTGAAGAAGAACTTAGGGCCATAGAAGAGGAAGACGCTCCGACAGTGAACATAAGCGATGAGCAAATACTTGAAGCAACCGGGCTTTTCTCAAAAGTCATCCAAAATACCGGTGACAACAAGAAACTTCGGCTACTGATGGGGCACTTCATCGATAAAATCGTGGTAAACGACTCTAATGTTGAGATGGAATATCGGCCGGACAGAATCGTGAATACAAATGAAAAGAGCCGTGAACTTGTGGTTCACAGCTCTGAAAACTGGCTCCCCGAGCAGGGCTCGAACCTGCGACCTGCGGATTAACAGTCCGTCGCTCTACCAACTGAGCTATCAGGGAATTGAACTAAGAGAGTGAAATATTAGCGGCAATCGCCTCTGCCGTCAAGCGTTGTGCGCCTAAACAGCAGAGGCTGTGAGCAACTTAGTGCTGCTGCGTTTCAATCTGAACCAATTGCACCGGCTCTACCGATTGCAAGTTCTGAGCCTGAACCACATCACGACGACGAGGGCCAACCGGGATCACAGGCTCTTCAGGAACCACGACCTGATCTACCGGTTTGGTCGCCACCATCACCAAACCACCAAGATCAGTCACGGCTTGAACAGCTTCTGGCTCAGGCTGCACATCAACGACATCAACGACATCAACGACTGCAGGTTCTGCCACAGCCACATTTTCCACGACAGCGGTCAAATGCACGTCATCAGCAGACGTCTCGTCCGAAGCGGTCAACTGCTCTTTCGGCTCGATAGCAACTTCAGGTACAGATTGTACTGA